CCCTGGTGCTGTAGCCGCCACCATTGGCCGCAAGAAATACGGCAAGAAGAAGTTTCAGGCTATGGCGGCTGAAGGCAGACGAGACACTCGCCACGACCACGCGATGCCGGGGCGCTTGAGGGGTTGAAATGCCACTTGGACCGGGGGTAAAATACCGAGTCAAAACTACCAAGACTGGTAAGAAGGTCCGGCTTGCTTATAGGGGCAGTAAAGTAATCGAAGCCAAGAATCTCAAAACCGGCGCCACCCACACTCCAGCCGAATTTAAAGCTGACGAGCGGCGCCGACACAAAATGCCTAGAATTTTACGATAAGGAGACCACATGCCTGAAGAAGTTAAACCGACAGAAACGACAACCCAAGCCCCCACACCTGGAGGGCCACAACCGGCTTTTGATCCTGCTGAGATTAGCCGTATGGTACAATCGAGCGTTCAGCAGTACATGGCTGAGAACCCCCCGGTGGTTGAGCCTATGGACCGGCGCCCGCAGCCGCAAGAAAACCCGCTCGACTCGGTGATCAGTCCCTACGTTGACCCGAAGCTGTCAAAAGCGAACCTCATGGCGAACGCGGCCCGCGACTCGGCCATTTTCTACGCCCGCCATCCCGAGGCCATCGAGTACATGGACGAAGTTGAGAAGGTGTTTAACGGGCTGCTCGAACAGGGCTCTCCATACGACCACGAAGCCGTATGGTCCTGGTTCCGGGGCAGCCCGGGCAACTTCGAGAAGTTTGCCGAGGAGCACATGAAAGCAGAACAGGAAAAGATCGAAGCCGCCAAGAGAGACTCCACCGTTGACGGCGGGGCTCGACCCCGTGGCAACGTCCAGGTCAAGGATGCTCACGAAGCAACCGACGAAGAACTGGAGAAAGGTCTGGAAGGCGTAAGTTTCTAACGAATCAACTCGTGGGGCTCAGGCTGGTCACTTGAACAACTCCACGAAGGCTAACGTACAAGCGGGGTCTTGGCTGACTGGACCAAAAGCCATGATAGGAAATCGCTTGTACTGCTCAACGCTGCTCACATTTGAGCAACCAAGGGCAAGCGGTTCTATCCCGACCAAGAATCGAGGTGAAAAATAAATGGCTGGTGATGTTGTAACTCAATTCTCTACTCTGTCCTCTGATGCACCGAACGTGTTTATCGCACGTCAGATGTATCGGTTGGCGGAACGTAGGATGGTTGTAGGTCGTTATGCGACTATGTATCAGATGCCTCAGCGCATGGGTAAGACCTTGCGGATCGTTCGCTATAAAAGGCTGGCGTTGCCGTTTTCTGCCCTCACTGAAGGAACTCCACCTGATGCAGTAGCCCTGTCCACCGAGAACGTTGATGTAACGGTTGAGCAATGGGGTATCGTGGCGTTGTTGACTGACGTAGTTCAGATCACAACGACCCACCCGGCGCTGCAAATCGCTATTGATCGGACCTCGATGGCTATCTCTGAAGCCCTGGAGCGAGAAATCTGTGAAACCCTGATGGGTGGCTCGCAGGTCTATTACCCAGGTTCAGCGACGACTCGACCCACGATTGGTACAGGGGACAAGCTGGACACAGCTACCGTTCTGAAGACCACCGTGGCTCTACGAGACCAGGGAGCGATGGAAGGAGCCGGAGGGTTGTTCAATGGCGTGATGTCTCCTCAGCAAGAGGGTGATGTCCTGTCCAGTGACGCAACTTTCAAGGATGCTTCCAACTTCGCTAATGTGCGTGCCTTGCAATACGGTGAAATTGGGGTTTGGATGGGTGTTCGTTGGGGCCGTGGAAACTTCCTGCCTAAGTTTTTGGGCGTGGCTGTTCCAGGGACTCAATCTGCTTCCGTTTCCGGGTATACTCACTCTGGAAGTGGAGGTAACATCGACAATTCCTTGATCATAGTGGTTGCTCGGGATGCGCTGACGGACTACGAGCGCAAGATTAGCCAGGAGTTGACGGTCGCTGATTCTGATGGGTCAATAACCATCACGACTCCGACCAGCACCAACTATGTGTACGACGTTTATATGTCTGACACTAATGGTGCCAACTACAAACTGATCTTCTCGCGTGTAGCGGCTAATACGGCGAAGACGATTGTCCTCGCTGATTATACCGCTGGCACCGCTGCTACTCCTCCTGCGATCCCCGCTTCCGGTAGGGAAGTGTTCGTCGCGTGGGTTTTTGGTCAGGACGCCTTTGGTCGTGTCGAATTAAACGGCATGTCCTTGGCTTCTTATCTAACTCCCGCTGGGGCCTCCTACAGCAATCCTTTGGCTCAAGGCCGCAAGGTCGGGTCGAAGATTATGTGGAAGTGCTTTATCATCGACGACACATTCTTCGCTCGGATCGAGAGCGCAAGTGGGTACAGCGCAATGCTGCCCGCGTAGAGTGAGTTGGATCAAACCCAGCCAGCTAACCTATCTAGCTGGTTGTTTTGATCCCGCTCACAAAACGAAAACAAGCCTCACTCGTCTTTACCACAGATGGTTCAAGATCAAGCCAAATTTGAAGCAGGCCAGTTGGTCACATACCACGGCAGAAGGGGGCAAATTTGCAATATTTACAAAGAAGCCCAGATTGCTTTGGTTTGTGTTTTCCCACAAGACGTGAATTGGAGGACGAGTCTACGATATCAGTATTGGCCTATAGATAAATTGAGTCACTACGTCAGAACCACTTTATATGGATGATTCAAAAGACAAAGCTCTTGAAAAAGCCATAGCCTCGTCATTTTCCAAACCAAAACGCCGGGTTATCAGGAGAAAAGGGCGCCCCAAGCTCTCCAAGGGTAGGGTTAAAACCCCCGAGGAGGAGGAACGTATCCGAATAATGAACCAGAACCGGCTGGTATCGGTTCAGCTCCACATGGTTCACAAGCGAAACGGAATCAATTACGGGCCTGGTTTGGTCAAGGTGCCTAGAGCCCTAGCTATGGATTTTATGTCGTCTGAGGAGCGTGCTAGGCGCGTGGATGACGCCTTTTTGAACCCCAAGGGGGCGATTATCGGCCCGAGGGTTGGTGGAAGGGCTCACGTTATCAGGGTCGTTCCTTTGGAGTCGATGTCTGACGATTCGATGGATTTCATCAGGAATTCCACTCCGGCTACCAGGGTGGACAAGAAAGGAAATATCGTAGGTTAGGAGAAATCATGGCTAAAATAATCCTGTGCAAGACCGCTGCTGACGGAGAGGCTATCAACGTCGAGGTCGAATTGACCAAGCAGCATTACGACGCGATGTCCAAAGGTGCAAAGCTTTACGACGTGTTCAAGCCGTTCTTCGACTTCTGCGACGACCGCATGATTGAAATGAACGAGCGAATCATCGCCTCTAACTTCCTGGTCCAGAGGCTCTCCCCTGAAGCTCGGGTGGCCTTCAACTCGGTAGTCGATGTTTTAGCTGGCCGCACCGCTGGTCCAGCCCGTGAGGAAGTCATCGAAGCTGCTAGGGCTGAGGTTCGCAAGAACAAGGAGATCATAGCCGAGCACGAGCGCAAGGTGGCTGAGGAAGACGCAGCCGAAGAGGTGGAAAATGTACGAACCTAAATTAAGTGGTGTAATCCCTAAAAGGGAAATAGGTATCCACATAGTCATCAAGGATGCCATAACGCTTTCATGCGGTGCCAAAGTCAGATGGTTCGATCTGAAAGACATAAAGTGCCCGTGCGGTAATCCTAATCATTGGTTGCTCAAGGTGGAAAATGGACAAAGCGATAGAAAATAACGACCCCTGGATACATCGGTCGGCAAACATGAAGTGTTCGACCTGTATGTGGTTTGTTCTCAAAGCACCCACTACCAACTTTGGCCGGTGTCGGAGACATGCCCCCACAATGAACGGATTTCCAGCGGTGTTCGTTCACGACTGGTGTGGAGATCACAAACTCGATGAAACCAAATTAGAGGGATTTAATGGACAAAGCGAAGATTGTAAAGATTGATCCGTATCACCCCCAGCTAGGTCTGCTGGTCCCATTCGTGATGCAAAAGCTGATGGCGGCTCACGAGGGCATGGGTGAGGATATGGGCGTCATGTTGGTGCAGTTCATGTCCAACCTGTATGCCCAAGACCTCCGCTCGGTTCTCATAGCCGCCCTGGATAGCTCCAGCCGGGTCATTGGGTATGCAGCGGCCACGGCAAGCGCCGGAACCGTGGTTATGACCAAGCCCCGCCTTGACGAGCCCACCGAGAACGACGCCGTTAGCGAGATGCTGGCCCTGGTCGAGGGCTGGGCCAAAGAGCTTGGGTATCGTCGTGTTTCCATCCTGTCCCGCAATTACGACAAGAAGTGGAACGAGAAGCACGGGTTCGAGGTGAAGCGGTACATCATGGAACGCCGGTTGATGGATGATGCTTGATCCCTCGATCCGGTGTGAAATATTTTACCCCTCCAGCCATTCCCATCTAATCTCTCAGTTTCTCTACAAATCCGACGGCGACCGCGAGCTGGAGAATCGAATCCGGCAAGCCTTCGCCCGTTCCCTCCTCGGTGATCGTGACATCCTGCGCCACGTCCAGCTTCAGACGTTTGATGGTGTTGTAGAGCGAAATCGCGCTCTGGCTCACGTTCGTCGGAGGCGCCGCGCCCGCGGCGGGCGGCG